TTCATCAAGTGCTCCTAAAGCTTCATTACTAAGTTTCCCAGTCTCATTATATTCTTGTTGAAAAGCACTAAAGTCTAAACCTCTATCATCAAGTAATTGATGTACTTGTGATGGAGATGCTTCCATAACCTCAGAAGCCTGTTGTTCTACTTGTGCTTGTTGCTCTATATTTTCCAGTGTTGGGTTATTACTATCATGGAATCTTGTCTCTAATTCTGAGTATGCTCTAGCCATTTCTTCAGGACTAGCAAACTTATCTGGTAACCACTGTGGTCTTGTTTGATCTGAATCTGATGTCTCAACTGGAGCTTCTACTTTAGCAATCATTTCATGAACATGATCTGGATCACCAGCTTGATTTACTCCTTCGCCTTCATATGTAGATACTGCTTGCCCACCATCTGTTTGTTCTACTTTCATTAACTTAATCCTTGCATCATTTGTGCAGTTACTTGTTGAACCACTTCAGGGTTTTGCTGTGCACTATCAGCCATACCCTTGGCTAAGTTTGGTGTTGCTTTACTCATTAACTCATGTTGCATTGCTTGTTTCTGCATTTGTTCTTGTTGTTCTTGTGCTTGCTGTTGTTCAGCTTGTTTCTGTTCCGCTGATTTAACTAGTCCATTAGTATCAATTCCTAGTGAAGCACCAAGTCTATCTATATAATCATCAAGATTTAGATTACTCATGATTGCTTCTGGACCTAAAGGTTGTAGGTATTGTAGAAACTGTGATAGTTTATTAAGATCCTGACCCCTACCAAGTGCTTCCATACCTGTAACAATCTGTGGTTTTACAGACTCTTTAGGAAACTTAGGCATTTTCTTAGATTTAACAAGTTTCTGTAGTAATACATTAACTAAAGGAGTCTGGAATTCCATAGACAATACAGAATAAACTCCACCTAGTGCTGACTCAAGTTCTTGAGCCATAAATCTAACCTCTTCTGCTGTAACTCTTTCAGCATTACGTTGAACTGATGAATTAAGAAGGAAAGCGGCAGATAACCTATCTCTGATTTGAGTCATGGTATCAAGAGATATTCTAAAGTCATTAAACTTGTCAAGTTGTAAAGTAGATACATCGTTTGCATCCCCTTGTACAATTGATCCACTTGGGGAATTTGCTAATACATTGATTCTTGTAGTACCATTAGGTCTAACAAGGAAAAGTACTTTAGCAGCAGCAGCACTACCTTCTACAATAGCTTGGGTTAAGGCTTCCAATGACCTTAAGTCTCCTAAATATTCCTCTACTAATCCCCTACCATAAGATTCCCCATCAACTCTAGAGAATCTAAGAGGTATAAATGGGCTTTTATCAATAGGGAACTTACCATAACTCTCTGGTACAGGAACTTTCCCTATTTCTTGGTGTATATGCCAGTATTTACCTTTGTTACATACATAGGTAAATAGTTCATGAGGTTTATGTGGAGTTTCGGGAGATACTTCATCAGGAGGGGGTAACCCTATTGCTACTCTTTGCTCTTCTGTTAAAGATTTAGCATTAAGATCTTCTTTAGTAATAATATATATTACATTACCCATTGGATCACGCTTTATAATATAACGATCCAAATGGAACACACGCATCCCACCATTATCAGGCATATAAATAAGACAATTACCTGTAACAATTAGATGTTTTAGTGCTTCAAACACAGGAACTCTGTATGCCTGTGATTCTATTTCTTGTTGTGCCGCACGTTCAATCCTAGCTAATCCTTCCTCGACTGGACCTCTTTGATCTGGTCCTGCCAATTGCTCAATATCAAAATCGTCAATTGTCAGTCTAAAAAAGGGAGAATTAGGAGGTAATAGAGTTAAAAGAAGCTTACTCGCAAGATGGTTGACACCACGAGCACCAACAGACTGAAAGGGAGTACTATAGTTAGTAGAAAAACTATCGCCAGAATCTTTGATAAGGGTAGGAATTGTAAGTTTAGAGCAATCTTTTCCTCTTTTAAGGTATGCTTCACGTTCTCCGAAACCATTTTGATACATGCTTGCGAGTTGTCCTTCACTTGCATAGGTTCCTTCGATCATATTTTATACTCTTAATGCTCGTTTATTTTGCTTTAGTCTACTTTTTTTACCTGATAATGTAGCTACTTTAAGACCTTCTGTCCCAAATGATTTAGCATAACTCCCTACTGAACCAATACTTTCTGTACCTCCTAGTCCTGGAGCTGAAGCACCTGGAGCTTTCTTACCCCCAGGTTTCTTTAAATAACCACGTATACCTTCACCAAGACCTCCAAGAGTTGTACCTAAAACATTATCCCATATATCATCACCATAACCTTTTATTTTCTTTTCCCAAGCTGAAGTCTGATCACGTATTAGTTTAGTTGGGTCTTTTAGAAAAACACCAAGCTCTTTACTTACATGTCCAATGTTTGTAGTAAGGTTTTGCATACCAGTAACTACTTGTTCTCCTACTGGATCAAGTGCATCCTCCTTAATAGCAGTAAGCGTTTCACCAACCTTCTCCATAGGTTCTGTAAGTATATCACTAGCAACAGTTCCAACTGCACTACCAACATCTGTAGCCATTTTAGTTCCTGTGTCTATTCCTGCTGTCAATGTCTCATTTATTTTTGTACCAACACTACCTATATTACTAGCAGCAGTATCTAAACCTGTTTTAATTGTATCCCCAACATTGATTTTACTTAAATCTGGTCTATAAAGTTTCGGTGGTGCAGGGGGTTTAGGAGGTCTAAAAACAGGAACATTAACTCTAGGAACATTAACTATAGGTATATTTATCTTTGGGGGTCTAGGGGGTCTCCAATTTGAAACATTAATCTTACTTATATCTGGACCTCCAAAACCAAAAGATCCACTACCAGAAGGTGGTCTAAAAGATGGTGGTCTAAAAGATGGTACAGAAGGGGGTTTAACAACAGGAGGTCTTGGTGCATTTTTGGTTAAATTACTAGTAAAGTCAGTCATAGACTTAGTAAAAGCAGCTGTTGCATCAGCTAGTATTTTAGGATTTACTTTAACATTAGCTAAGTTGTCGCTACCTGTTACAGCTTTACCAATAGTTCCTGCTGTGGTTTGAGTATCCCTAACAAAGTTTTTAACAAAACTTGATACCTGTGGACCGGCATTTAAGCTAGTTTGTGTTATACCCCCAACAAGACCTTTACCGAGCTTATATATATCGTTACCATAATTTCTATGTCCAGGCCAATGACTCATTTAGTCTCCCTATATCTATAGGGTTTCCTTGGTTTAAAATATAGTAATTCATTCATTTCTGTTTAACGTAGAGTTGGCTTTTCTTGCCTGTTGGTTTCTTTTTGTCCTTCCCAATACTTCCACCTTTGCCAGACCCCTTACCACCTTTACCAGAAGTTCTTTTCCCTGTAGTATAGTTAGCAGAGGAAGATTGGGCTTCTTCTTGTGGAGTATCTTTACCACCTCCTAGCCCTTCAAATGGATTCTGGAACTTTATTTTAGACATATCACCAGTACCAAATAAAGACTCTCCCCAAGGGGAAGTAGCATCTCTACTTGATTGTATCCAACTGTCAACACCAGTTTGCATATCTTTCATTATTGTACCACTACCAGATAATACCCCAGTTGAATCCACCGTTTTTGCTACATCTTGTTGTAATTGGTTTGCTGCTTTTTCAGTACCAAGTTGTTTTCCTACTGTTCCACCCATTTTATTCTCTTATAAATAGTGACCAGTGGTCATGATGATCTCCTTCATACTTAGTTAATCTCTTATTTAGTATTGAATAGTAAGGAGACTCAAGATGACATGGTAATATATATGTCGGACTATTACCCTCATTCATGAGAGTTTCTAAGGAATTAAATATATACTTAGAATCCGATCTAGTTACTTTCTCACTGTGTGTCCACCAGTATACTGTAGGGGATCTAGTACAAAAGGCACCAATTATTTCCCCTTTCTTAAATATAACATGAGATGGAAACATTAATACTCTCCCATTCTCTTTAGCAGCATCTTGTGCTTCAACTAGCATTTCCCTTGAACTAATAGGGAACACTTGTATATCAGCTAACATTAGCTCACTTTATTTAGGAACATTAACCTTGTTTAATCCCCCACCTTTATATTCTGAATGTCCTTTACTTTTCCCTGTACCTTTATTAGCTTTTCTATATTTTCTCTTTGAACCAGAAGATTTCTCTTGTTTAGGTTTACTATCCCCACCTACCTCTAGTTCTGCCTCTGCTAAATCAGGAGTATCCATTGGTGCAGGAGGTGGAGGAGGAGGTGGCATCTTAAGTTCTGGCATCTTCGGTTGCTCCATCAAAGCTCCCATATTCTTCCTCGTAAATTTGTGATAGTCTTTGGATAACTGATCGCTGTCCTTGTAAAAAGGAAATCTGATTAGAATCAACTGTACCCATAGGTATTTTATCAGGATAGTATTGTTCTAAATATGCTAAAAGTTCTTTTGTAACCATATTAGTCCATAAATGTCCATTACAATAATTCACATGAGTTACCTACACAAGCTAATTCTTGTGAGGATGTTGTATAATCTTCTTTCTCATAGTTTGTAAGCTCTTTCCAGTCTACACTAGGAACCTTTTTTATTAATTGTTTATACTCTTTTTCTGTACAATCCTCAAAAGGTGCTTGAATATAATTATGATCTGAGAATGGTAAGAAAGAGATTCCTGATACAACACCAAAATTAGTATAAACCCAAGTTCCAACATCAAGCCACTCATTTTCTTTCACTGAAATAGTTACAGAAGGTTTATGTTCACAGTAATAAACTGAATAGGTTCTCCATAATTCAAGCTGTTCAAGAGCACTCATGGAAGTTCTCTTCATTGACTCTTTAGGAGATTTCATAGGAAAAGCAAATACAGTGTTAGTGGGGTTAGCTATATCTTGTTCATAGGAGAAACCCTTTTTAACCATGAACTTACAAAGAGGATCTTTATTATCCATTCTAACTCTTCTAATGTAATAATCAGAATGCCTAGCATGGATACCAGAGGCACTATCACATAACTGGGATACTGTACCAGAAGGTTTTATACATGTT